TAATTTAAATATTACCGTGACTGGTGATAGTACTGGAGCATTTGATATTCAGATACCCAAAGGATCTTCATTTGCTTCTACTATTGGTAATAGGCAATATAACTTTATCACACAAGATTCTTATACTGCTAAGAGAGATACTAATAATCAGTATACATTTAATAGTGTTAACGTTTTTGAGGGTACATTAAAAACATTATCATATAGAGTAAATGGTACTACTAGTCAAAAGTTTGCGATATCTGATCGTAATATTGACACTTCAACTATAGTTATTAGAATAAGGGATTCTTTAACTTCATCTGAATATATATCATATGCACATTATAGCGATATATCAGAAATAAAGACAACTTCTAAGGTTTATTTTATCCAAGAAAACTCTAATGGAATGTATGAGTTTTATTTCGGAGATAATATTTTAGGTTATAAACCAACAGTAGGACAAGTTGTAGAGGTTTCTTATATATCAACTAATGGTGTAGGAGGCAATGGTGCAAAGAGTTTTACTAGTCAAATATCAATTGGTGGTTATACTTCACTCCTAATCGAAAATGTTAGCACAGTATCAACTAATAATGGGACGGAAAGAGAAGATATAAATTCCATAAAATATAATGCACCAAAGTTATTCAATACACAAAACAGGGCAGTAAATTCAGAAGATTATGTTTCGTTATTAAAGTCTGAATTTGATTTCATTGAAGATATTACTATATGGGGTGGAGAAACAGCATCACCTCCAGTATACGGTAAAGTGTTTTTATCTATTAAACCTATATACGGTTATGCGTTAAGTTTAGATACTAAAAATACTATTAACAATTTCTTATCAAGAAAGAATGTAGGATCTATCACCACTGAAGTAGAAGATCCAGATTATACCTATATCTCGATGGATATTTCATTTAAATATAACTCTAATGAAACAAATTTATCTCAAGATCAATTAGAAGCTGGTGTAAGAAATGCTGTTGCTTCTTATAATGATAATGAACTAGAAAAGTTTGATGGTGTGTTAAGATATTCAAATTTACTGAATAAAATTGATAGTGTTGATCAGGGTATATTAAACTCAACTGTTAGATTGAAGATGCATAAACATCTTGTACCAAAGGTAAACCAAGAAGTTAATTATTTAATGAAATTTTCATCACCATTATATAGATCGACTTCAACAGAATCTGTTATATCATCATCCCAATTTATGTATAATGGAGAATTATCTCAATTGCATGATACCTTAATTGTTGGGGACATTACAAAGAGAAGAGTATATATTAAGTCTGCTTATTCTAATTTAATATTAAATCCTAATGCTGGATTTACATATCCTGATCGGGGTATTATAGAATTAAATACAATTTCAATTCAAAGTGTAGATGAAATCTTAGTATTTTGTGATCCAAACTCAAATGATATAGCACCAAAGTTTAATCAGTTGGTTTCAATTGAATATGATAATACTCCTGGTATTACTATATCTTCAGAAGAAGATACTATATCAATGTTAGGTTCTACTGCGGCTGGTGTATATACAACATTCTCAATACGTTAAGATATGGATAATAAAAACATAGAACAGTCAAGAGTAGAAACCTTAATTCCCCGACAACTGGTTGGGGATTCTTTGGTACTAATCGACTTCTTAAAGGAATATTATAACTTTGTAAATATAGAGGGGAATCCTTCACAAGTATTAAATACTATACTCTCAAACAAAGATCTCGATAGTGCTGTTGATAAATTCGTTTTATTGATTAGGAAAGAAATTGGGGAAGGATTGACCAAAAATTTCTTAACAGATAAAAGGACTTTATATAAACATATAGATGAATTATACAGAACTAAAGGTACATTAGAATCTATTTCATTATTGTTCCGAATATTATTTGGGGTTGACATTGAAATAAAGTTACCCAAAGAACAAATGCTCATTTCATCTGATGGTAGATGGTCACAAGAAACTTCTTTATTTATTAGACCTACTGAGGGTGATCCCTATTCTGTTGTTGGTAATACTATTGACGTTATATTACCAAATCCTACTAGTGATATTATTAAAGTTGCCGCTGTTAGAAGTACTGAATTAACACCAGATATATTTGAAGTTAAAATTGAAAGAGGTTATGTTGGTAATATAACTGTAGGATCTACCATATCTTTCGGTGGTTTCACTGGAGAGATTGTTGATACTGCTTCTGTATCAGAAATATTATATGCAGGCTCTGGTTTTAAGATTGGACAATTTATTGACATAGAACATGAAGATAGTACTATTGTTAATAGGGTTAAAGTATCAAGAGTAGATGAATTTGGTGGAATTGTTGCAATAGATTATATAAAATATGGTGTTGAATATCCTGATGGATATGTTGCTTCTATCTCACCTAAAGGATATGATGCTAATATTGATAATACTGGTGGTGAGATATATGATACAGTAAAACCTTTAGATTATGGTTTCATTGTATTAAACAGTGATACACCTATTCAATTTGGTGATAAAGTATTTCAATCACACAACACATCTATTGGTGTTGATGTTACACAATCCACTGATTATTTAACTGAACAAATTAGCAATCCAGCAAGAGCGTTTATTAAATTTAATAATAGAACTGTAACACGATACAAAGGTGCTTATCCAAATACAAAAGGATTTTTATCTAGTAATATGTTTATACAAGATAAATATTATCAAGATTACTCTTATGTTATACAATCAGAATTAGAACTATCCCAATATGAATCGGTATTAAAGAAAACTGTTCATCCTGCTGGAATGGCGATGTATGGAGAAATTAACTTAACATCTGTATTAGATCTTTGGTCTGATACTCTAGTTACACTTGCTAGAGTTTTTCAAGAAAATATTGCGGATGTTGTTGATACTAATGGTGATGATGCTATATATAGTTTTAATAAACCATTAGAAGATTTTCCTCTAATATTAGATGATCATACATATATACTCGACAAATCTTCAATTTATGATGTTATAAATATAAAAAATGATAATGGAAATCTGACATTTAATGAAGATTCTTTTTACGCTATAGGGTATTTTGATATACCAGTTGATGCTAATGGAAACCCACTAGATAGATCTGCTACATATACTAATTTAGATGCGTATAGAGTATACTCGTTTTAAATCCAAATTTAACAAAAGGTAAATAATAACAATGAATATGAACGAAACAATTACAGCAACTGGTGCCGTATCAATCGAAGTTTTTGATGAATACGGTAAAATGAAAGAAAAGGTTCATGTTCCTAACCTAGTGGTCACTACTGGTAGAAACTATATATCAGGTTTAATTAAAAATGCTGGTACCGTTGAACCTCAAATGACTCATATGGCAGTAGGAAGTTCAACAGCAGCACCAGCCTTAGGTGATGTTGCTCTCGGATCCCAATTGGAACGTGTTGTTTTAACAGACACCATTTTATTAAATAATACCTTAACTTATACGGCCACATATGCACCTGGTGTTGCTACAGGTAGTATATCAGAGGCTGGTATCTTTGATGCTGCTTCTGCTGGTACTATGTTATGTCGTACAGTCTTTGGTGTTGTAACTAAAGATGTTGGTGATACAATGTCAGTTACTTGGATTGTAACAATATCTTAATATAGGAATTTATTTATGGTTGCTGTAGTTTCTCCTAGTTTTCGTCATTCTATTACTACATCTGTCTATGAGGATATTCAGAGTAGAAAATCCATATATCACTACTTCCTCGGCAACATTCTAGCATGGGATGATGAATCTGCTCCACTCGAAACAAGTCAAAGTTCTTTGTTTGAAAAAGATACTAGAAATAATATAGTTTCTAGTAAACAAGTTCAAATGAATGACGTAACATATGTTGTGCCTAATAATATCTGGGCAGCATTTACAACATATGATATGTGGGATGATGATGTATCGGTTTATAGACCAACTGCAACAGGCAAAACTAAAATTGAAGATTCAACGTTCTATGTTGTAACTGAACCAGATTATAACATTTATATGTGCATCTATAATAACGAGGGAGTGCCTTCTACATATGCACCTTCTGGTAGAAGTGTGAATTATTTCGAAACTTCTGATGGTTATGTATGGAAATATCTTGCAACCATTCCTCTCTCACTTAGAAATAAGTTTATGACAACAGGATTTATTCCTGTTATGCAGTCGGTGCAAAATCAATTCTATTTAAATGGCGCTATAAACTCGTTCACTATTGTTAATGGTGGTATAGGATACGAATCTACTCAAGTAAGTGCTCATATTGATGGTGATGGAACTGGTGCTACAGTATCTCTAGTTTTATCTGAAGCTGGATCTATCACTAATGTTGTTATAGAAACTTCAGGTGAAGGATATACCTTTGCTAATCTCATAGTTGTTAAAGGTGCTTTAGATCTTGGATCTGGTGCAGATATTTCTATTGACTTGGGGGTTGGTACTGTAGACACTGATCAGGCAAATGTCGAATTACTTGCTGAAGATGGTGCTTTGAGTTATATCGTGGTTGAAGATGGGGGTATAGATTATACCCATGCTAATGTCACTGTTGTGGGTAATGGACAATCTGCAACAGCAGAAGCGGTAATAGTGGATGGTGTTATTACTAGATTGCCTATTATAACTTTCGGCAACTCTTATTCTTATGCTTCTGTAACAATTGATGGTGATGGTGCTGGTGCTGTTGGAAGAGTAATACTATCAACTAAAGGTGGTCATGGTAAAGATTTACCGGCACAATTAATGTCTAATACGTTATGCTTCTATGCTTTTGTTGGGAATGAACTTAATCAAGGATTGTTGGTTGATAATGAGTATAGAAAATATGGTATAATGCGAAACTTCAAAGAATATGCATCTCCTCAAAAATTTAACTCGACAAACGGATCATCTTGTTTTCTTGTTACTGCTTCTACCACTATAGGGTCTGGGATATTATCTACTGATATGATACTTAACGATTCTTTGGGTGTAAAGACTTTTAGAGTAGTATCTTTCCTTGACAATCAAGTATTAATGCATTCTGTTGATGGTAGTGTTCCTTATATAAGCGAAACTTATAGAACAAGTTTAGGTGTCGATTTATTCGAAGTTGCTTCTGTTGTGAACCCCTCAATAGATAAATTCTCTGGCGATTTATTATACATAGAAAACAAAACTAAATTTATACCTTCAGAGACTCAAACTATATTTCTACGGTCATATATTAAATTATAAATACATATATAATAATTAAACTACAATAGAGAACATACAAGATGACAACAAATTTCAATGTAGATCCGTACTATGATGATTATGATGTAAATGACAAATTTCACCGGATCTTATATAGACCTGGAGTCGCTGTACAAGCACGTGAATTGACTCAAATGCAAACCA